CGTCCGAATCGGTGATGGTGCGGACAACGGGCGTGGCATTAACAACTTCGACGTTGACGCCTTCTTCGCTCTCGGTGCCAATCGCGTTGCTGATGTAGCTCTGGGCTTGCGTGCCAGTGCGGGTGACAACTGTGTAGCCCTCGAAGTTGGCGTTGTTGGCGGCGTCGCGGACTGGAGTGCCTTCCAGATAAATACCCTTTTCGCCGTTTTCGATGCCGTCGATCTCGCCTTCACACAGCAGATCCAGCACGCTGGCGTATTGAACTGACTGGAGTGAGTCGTCGGCTTCTGTTGGGGTGCGGCTGGAGCCACCGCCACCACCGCCGCCTTTACCGCCGCCACCGCCTCCGCCGCCAGCACCAGCAATGCCGAGACCTAGGCCGGCGTTGTGGACGCGGATGTTGTTGGCGATGAAGGTGTGATGGCTTTCGACCGTCAGGTTGTAGACCGTGCCAGTGCAAAACTCGGTCTTGCCGACGATGGGGCGCAGGTGGTTATTGGCGTCAACGAGGCAGTCGTCGGAGCCGAGAGTGTCGATTTCGACGAAGGCGTTGAATTGGTTGAGGACCCAGTGGTTAGGGGTGGCATCAAGATGCTGGCCGCCCCAGAGCGTGTAACGGATAACGCGCTCGCCTTCGTGCTCGTGAACTTTGAGGATTTTGGCTTCGTGCAGTCCGCCCTCGTCGTCAAAACTTAGTACGAGGTCGCCAACCTGCAGTTCGTCAATGCGGCGCGTACCGCCGGGAACCGCGACAAGGGTGTGCCCCAAAAAGCAACCGCCACCGCCACCACCGCCAGAGCCGACAATTCGTGTCATATCAGTTGGTCAACGTCGAGACCGCTGGAGAGAACAGCGGAACCGACAAATACACGCCCATAGGCAATAGGAACAGGTAAACCTTGCTTGGCGGTGTTGACAATGCCGGAGAACGTAAACGACTCAAACTTTGCAGCGTCGCGTCCTCTTTCCAGCGTGTTGGTGGATTGCACCGGGGCGGGGGAAAGTGCCTGTGCAACACCGCTAAGAATAAGAGAAGCACCGATAGCGCCAACTGCGGGCAATAAAGTCGTTACAGCAATAGGCGCCGTCAATCCAAAAGTACCTATCGCGGCTGCGCCAAAAGGATTAACCAGAGCCAGTGCAACAAGACCAATTCCCGCCAAAATTTGACCAGTTCCACCACCGGCGCCAACAATTACAGGGGTAATGCTAAAGACTTCGCGTTCACTAAATGGGGCTGCAATTAGGACGGCGTTTTGTTCGGTAATTTTTTCTTTTCCGAGGGTTACGCGATAACCAACGCCGTCTTTTTCGCTATCCAGCAGCCACTTTTCAAGGCCGGGAAAGTTGACGCAGAGTGCCTTGAGGGCTTGGGCAGGCGTGTCGGCTTCAAATTGGAAGCGGCACTGACCCAGCTTTTTGCGGAGTGCGCCGTAGACCTTAACGACTTTCATGCCGCAGGACTCGGGCGGTGCTCTTCAAATAATAACCGCCGTACAGATCACGGCTACTGAGTCGGCCTTGTAGGTGATGCAGAATCAACTGGTCGCCCAAGTAGACGGCAGCGTGGTTGGGCAGCGGTGATGCAAGCTGCATCAGGATTGCGTCGCCGTACTGCAGCTCTTCCAGGGGGATGGGGTAAAAGCCTTCGTTGGCGAAGTTGTCTAGGTATAAATTCTCACCCCGTAGCCAGAACTGGTCGCGGCGGTCGTAGTCGCTCAGGTTGAGGCCGAACTCGCGGTTGTACCAGTCGCGGCACAAGCTGTAGCAGTCCACAATGCCAAAGACAAATTCGCGTCCCACGTAGGGCAGTTCAAAGCCTTCGGGTTCGCAATAGCCCCACTGTTCAGTCTGGGGGTTGACGATGTGCCAAGGCAGGCCAGATTTTTCGCAGGCAACGCGGTCAGCTTGGGATGGGGCGTGGTTGGTCTTCGGGTGGCTATGTACCACCGCCACGATTTCGCCCTGTTCTTCAGCGGCAACGTAGTCAACCGGATCCAGCACAAAGTGTTCGTCTGGTGTTTCGGCCATGTTGCGGCAGGGAAAATACCGCTTACGACCTTTGACGACCGCAACCAAACCGCATGATTCCTTAGGAAATTCGGCTTGTGCGTGCTCCAGTGCTTTTGCCTTAAGGCTGTCCGATAACTTCATGAGACAAGACCGGCGGACGGGAAGCTGCCGAAGGGTAATTCCGCTGTCTCCCCGAATCGCAACTTGCACGAACTGAGCCGCTTGCCGCAACGGTCTTCGGCCAACACGCCGACAGTGTTGTCGTTGACATCAAAGTAGTTGCTGCCTGTGTAGCCGCACTCGGTGCTGCGGTATTTCCACTGGCAGATGTTGGCGATGATTTGGCGCTTGGGGATCATCACGCCAGCGAGGTCGAATTTGCTGGCCAGCTCGAAGCTCACAGAGTCGCGGTTTTCGCTTGCCTTGCGGTCCACGTACCAGACCTCATCGGGGAATTTGGCATGTGGGTCTGCGGCGGCTTCGCCATCAAGGTATTTCTTGAGGGTGCGGATGCGTTTGACGGTGGCGCCACCGAGGTCATTGCCGGGAGTGGTGGCGTTGACCAGCAACAACAACGTGGTCATGTTGCCATCCAGGTTGCTGATGGTCAGCGTGGGGCGCGGGAGCGTGCCGGTGTTGCTGTACTCAAAGCCGTCAGCCTTGACGGGCAGGCGGGCGTAAGCGTTGCCGTTCCAGGTGATGTTGCCACTGACGTTGGCGTTGCAACCGTTATGCCAGCGGTAGGTGTCGCTGCTGCCGTGCAGGGTGGTGTCCAGCGTCATTTCGAATAGTTCGATGATGGCGCTTGGTGCCAGTGCGGCCAGCTCCTCGTAGACGCTGCTAATCGCCGTCCAGACAACCGTGCCATCGACAATCGTGCTGCCAATATCCGTTGGCCACGTAGGTTGAGTAGCGCCGCTAGTGCCAGCAACTTGGCACTGGAACACCAAGCCAGAAGCCTGCAGCGTCGTGGCGCGAACGATGTTGCCAACGCTGTAGCTATTAGTAGCAGCCCAAGATGCGTATGCCATCAGGGTTCAAATACTTCGCGGAACGTCGCCGTAATTGTTGCCCGACCGTTATATGTAATCGTTTTGTCCCACTGCGGGCAGACCCATTTATAAGTCACTGCCTCATCAGGAGGCGCCCACTCAAACGCGGCATTGTCGTCTGCACGCGCATCTAGAAACGTTTCAATGGTGTCACTGTTGGCTTCAGTGATGTTCTGCCATGTCAGGGTCCATACCTTTGGATTTTGGTTTAGCCCGTAGGTTAGACGCTGCTCATAGCCATCACCGAACTGAACCGTGCGGACAATCGGTTGGTTGGCCTTAGAAGCGCCGTAGGTTGGGTTGATAGCAGGAAAGGTAGCCATTAAGAGAGCAAGCCTCCTGGGCGCTTCTGTTTAATCAATTCTTGCTGTACCGCAAGACCAATCACCTTGCCGAGCTGGCTTGCCTGTCCAGGATCGCCCTGCACGCTACTACCGCCGGCGTCTACGTTCACCACCACGTTACCCATGCCACCAAAGCTGCCAGCAGGTGCGATACCACCGCTACGCCCAGGCATGAACAGTTCAGGACCACGCTCACCGACAAGGTAACCCTGACCAGCGGTAACGCTGCCGCCGCCAGCACGCTTAAACAAACCGCCAAGCAAGCCGCCACCAGTGCCAGTGCCAGACATTGCACCGAACAAGGCAAGGTTGACAGCTACATCCAGCAGCTTGTTGGCAATGTTATTCAGCAAGTTGGTAGCAATCTCTTGCAGGCTCTTCGTGCCATCAATGGCGCCTTGGATAGCGCCAACAACACCGTCCTTAATGGACATACCAATGTCGGCATAAAGCTGTTTAAGTTGAGTGGCAGCATCAATCTGTTGCTTGAGGGCGTTGTTGCGCTCTAAAAGTGCTTTGACTTGCCCTTCGTCCAATCCTTTTGTATCTTTCATTATTTGCGCAATCTGTTGCCTAAGCAAAACCTCTGCCTCATTGCCTTGCAGTTTTGCTTGCAGCAAATCGTTCTCTTCTTCTATAGTTTTGATTCTTTCAATGCCTGTCTCACGTTGCTGCAAGTCGAGCATCGCAAGTTCTTGTGCTGTTTGAATTTGGCTTTGAGCCAGTTGTTCACCAATTTTGGCAATACCAAGCTGTTTATCTCGTAGGGGTACAGAGCTTTGCTCAATAGCAAGGGCTTGATACAGAAGTTCAGTTTCTCGACCAATACCCTGCAGGCGAATCTCATCCTCTTTGTTTTTAGCCAAAGCAGCTTGACCTAGCAGACCCTGCAGTTGTGTTTGCTGCTGCAATAAACCAAGCTCACGTGTCAGCTCAGGGACTTGGCTTTCGCGTTCTTTTTTGCCCTTTTTCTTTTTATCATCATCACTTTCCGGCAATGTTTGCAAGCCATCTGGCATGGCAGCCGCCAAGGCTACTGCTTCGCCTTGTTGTATTTGCCTTTGAAGAACTGTTGCTCTAGCCTTCAAATTCGCAATGGTTTGACCACCGGCAGAACGCTGGCCGCCACCTGCGCTTGGTCCTTTTGTTTTATCAATTTGTGTCTGCAAATTCTTTAATTCTGTTCTCGCTTCCTTGAGTGCTTTGGTATCGCCAGTTAATGCCGCCGCGCCAATCGCACTTGTCCTTTTCTGCGATTGCGTTTGAAAACTTGCCAACGCAACACCGGCAGCAGTAATACCCGCCGCCAATGCAACCCATGGTCCGGCTGCAACCAAAGTCGCAACGCCAATCGCTTTGATTAACGTGATGGTGCCGCTGATGACAGGACCGAGGATCACCAAAGCGCCTGTAATACCAACGACTGCAGCAGTGAATCCTTTTACAGGTCCAGGAGCGGCAGCAAATTTTGCAATTAAGTTGGTAACCGTTGTGAGCAGTGGCGTGAAGGCTGGCAATAATTGTGTTCCGATTGCCGCTGCAAGCTCTACCTGCGCCTTTTGGAAAGCACGTAACCTCCCACCGGCTGTATCAAAAGACTGTTCAAGTACGTCTGCACCTTTTTCTTTGATATTACGTAAAGCCTGAATCAAAATTGGCGCTGTAACTTTGCCCTCAGCGGCGAAATCTTTAACCTCGCCACGGGCAATTTTCATGATTTTTGCAATCTCATCTATAACTTGAGGCGTCGCTTCGTTAACAGAGCGAAACTCATCCCCGGCTAATCGCCCAGAGCCAAGGGCTTGGTTTAATTGGAGCTGAGCAGCCGCCGCCTCTTGAGTCGAGACTTTGTTGATAGCAAGTATGGTGTTAAATCCTTCGTAGACATCCTTAATTTCATTGATGGTTGCACCCTGCGGTCCTAAACGGTTGCCAAGGTCAACCAAGGCAGTCAAGGTGGCAGTTTGGCTAAGCCGAAATTTGTCTGCCGATTGTGCGGCAACCTGTTGGATGCCAGATAATTTTGTGAATCGTTGTGTTAAAAGCTCTGCTCTTTTTTCTGCCGATTCAAGTTCAACTGCTGCAGAGATTGCACCTTTGATCGTGCGGAAGCCTGCATAAGCGCCAACAAGACCCTGAACTGTGGTGGCTTGGTCACGCAGTTTTCTAGTGTTTTGTTCTAGATTGCGTCCAAATTGAATGGCACTGGCGCCTGCGTTTCTAGCGGCAGCCTGAACTTTCTGAAACTCAACTTGCAGTGCGCTGGCAGCATTCTGGAGTCGCCGTGTTGCGCTAAGGGCATTTCCAATGCCTACTTGTACGTCAACAACAGCAACAGCCACGGCAATGCCTCCTTATGTGCCCAGTTTATCGACGAGACCTTGCCTTATCCATCTCAGCCTTTTCCCGCTTACCCTTCACTTCATAGTAAGCAGCAAAATGCACAAACTCGGCATCGGTCAGCTCACTGCGCAAGCGGCTGACCGTCATGCCAAGCTCAGTAGCTAGGAAGAACTCAAAGAACAACCAAGAGTCTTCCTCTAGTCGTTTTTTGCTTCATCCAAACTGCCGTCACCACCCAACCCGAACAGGAACAGTTCCAGCTCGTTCAGCACGCGCTCAGGCAGCTCACGCTGCAGCTTGGCAGCATCAGCAGAGGCAAACGCTTTGGTGCCATCTTCAAGCTCAGCCATTTGACACAGCATTTGCGTGCTGATGTCCAATGCTTCCTCAGAACCAGCCAGGGTGCCAGCACGCTTACGGTCGGCTCGGGTAATTGGCTTGAAATATAGATCCAGCACCGCTTGCCCAGCATCATTGGTGACGCTAAATTTACGGCGCTGGTTCAGATCAAAAGCGCCAGTGAGCAGGTCAACGGCGCGGGGTGTAGCAGCAGGCATCAGATACTAAGGGTGAGAGCACCAGATGTGACGAAGTTAACCGTCACAATTTCGATCTCGCCAACCGTAGCACTGTATTCAGAGCCTGTCACCACAAGCGTGCCGGTAATCTTCTTACCGCCAGTCTCGTCCAAGTACAGCTCAAAAGCTGCATCAGCTTCGTCGGTGGCTTGGTTAACGTCCTTGATCAGGTCTAGCTTGTCGCCAGAGCCAGGGGCGTCATACATCAGCTCAATGGTGCCCGAACCGCTGATCAGACCACCCACGTTGGCACGATAAGTGTCGCCGTGGTCGGTCACATCCAGCGATTCCTTTTCTACGGTCATTGACCATGACCGCACTGCTGCGATCTCGGACAGACCGCCGCTACCGGCTTTGTCAAAGAATACAGTGCCTTGTTGACCGCGATAAAAAGCCATGATCAGATGTCCAGAGAGATGGCGCCGTTGGTCACGAAGTTCAGGGTAATGACTTCGATTTCGCCCACGGTTGCAGAATACTCAGCCGAGGTAATGACACCATCAAAACTGATTTTTTTGGTGCCAGTGGTGTCAAGGAATAGCTCAAACAGAGCCAAGCCCTCATCGTTCGCCGTATTGACGTGTTCAATGAAGACGTTGGTTTCGTCCGCGCTAGAAGCGGTGTAAAGGATTTCGCAGGTGCCAGAACCGCTAATCAGACCGCCGACATTGGCGCGATAGGTAGCGCCCAAGGCGGTGGTGTCCAACGATTCCTTCTCAACGGTCAAAGACCAAGAGCGGGTGCTGGTGATAGCTGCGGCAGAAGAGCCAGCATCGTCAAACTTGACGCTGCCTTGCTGTCCCCGGTAGAAGGCCATGGTTAGAGATCCTCGAAGGTTTCAAAGGTCAATCTGACCTGTGTTTGGAAGTAACCCTCTGGAGCTGGCGATGCCACCACCTCGGGTCCAGTAGGCGGATCAAAATGAACGCCACTGACTACTTGCCTATTGTAAAGGTCACGGATTCGCTTACCTATTGTCAGATTTGCGCCAGGTCCAACACCCTTTGGCGTAAAGACATTCATCACGATGACACCGATGACGCTGTTACTGCTGCCAGTGGTGCCACCCATCGTCAGGAAGTTATTGTTGCCAAAGCTGACAAGGCATTGGACAAAGGAGCTGTTAGGCGTTGGGGTTGAGGGTTGGTTGTGAAACACAACCGGGATCACTGGTGCCAATGCCAGGTCAGTAGCAAGCCTGCCCTCGATGGTTGAGCGGATGGTGTTGAGGTTGACGGCTGCCATCAGTCTTGCCTCCCAATGCGGTCAGCCTGTTGTTTTGCATATGCTTGCATCTCACGACCAATCAAATCAACCCAACCGGCAGGAGCTTGAGTGCTATGCCCATTTGCCAGTGCCTCCGCATATGGCAGGCTGTTTGATATGTGATAGACGTTGCCAATCTTTTCTTGCCCTGCTTGGTAACCGATCGAGACTCGTTTCTTTAATGCAGGCGATTCTGGTGGTTGCGTTTGTCCACGATATTTACCTGTGGCAGGCTGGTACTCTCCTGCGTCATAGGCTGATGCTTGATTTTCTCCCAATACCCAGCTCCCTCTAAATCTTCCTGTATCAACGGGGCTGCCTAGTTTTAGACGGGTTTCGGTTTCAAAGACAACTGCTCGCAGCAGTTTCTCCATTTTTTCCTCGGCGTAGCCTCCGATCTGCGATAGGTTGATGCGTCGTGCCACTATGCCCTCAGGATTAGCTCGTGCGTAATAGCCGTGTTGTCCTGTTCAATCGTAGTGACCCTAATAATCTGATGGCTCACGCTGCTGATCACTACACGGTCAGCCGTGCTAGGTGCTGCTGCTAGGTCTGCTGCAGCTACCGTCAGTTTCTTGTCGCTTGCTTGGATCAGGTCGTTCACCTCACGAGCGTTCACATCCTCAAGCACGCCACGCACTGCAGTATCAGCAGTGGTTTCTGTGATGGCGCCAGTGGTTGTGTTGTAAACCCCTGGAGTCACTACACGAATTGTTACTTCACCACCAAACTTTGCCATCAACTTGCTGGCAACCTTGCGTAGCGGTACAGCCAATGCCATCAGATTTTATATGCTACGCAATGACCGTTTTGTAGTTTTATGCTTGTGAACACGCCATAAATTGTCGTTGCAGAGCTAAATGTTTGACCAGAAATACTATTACCGTCATAGTTTTGAGCAATAATTTCATCAACATGCGTATTGCTTGTAAAGTGAATAGCGCCCCATCGTCCAGTGCGTGTAGCTGTATCGCTGACGTAAGTAGCGCCAACTGAGTAATCAATAGCCAGGTGGTTGGTGTCACTCATGATCAAAGCCTGTATGCAACAACAGTGCCACTGGTCAGAGTGATGCTGGTAAAGACGCCTTCAATTTCAGTGCTTGCCTTAAAGGGAATCGCGCTCAACGTGTTGCCGGTCCAGTCCATAGCTGTCAGGCTAGCAATCACCGAATCCTCAAGCGCCACAATCTTGCCAAAGCGCCCGGCATGTGCTGCCGTGTCATCAATAAACTCAGCACTGGGATACGGGTAACCCATGATCAGCTCCGGCGAATCGAAAAGTTGCCTGGTCCACTAATTCTAAGCCCCGTCAAATACCGCTCCATAATTGGCGGCACTTTGTCAGCGCCCACCGCTCCATAGCCTAAATTCGGCGTCACGTCAATGCTGCCAATTTTGACGTTCTTATAATCTTCCAAGCCGCTTAAGCCAATGCCATCTGGGTTGTTATTCAGGTAGACCGCCAATACAACCTGCGCCCTTTTGATCTGATCCGGGATTTCAGTGTCGGTAAAATAATCCGTAGAGATCCGAAACGGGAAGCCGACTGTGTAGGTGTTGATATAGGTGTCTGGCTTGCGCACACCAGTACGCGGCCATTGCAGCGCCTGCGTATCAGTAGCACGGGCTCCTAAATATCGCTCACGGTCTAACCGTTGTGTTGCGGTATAAAGGGCACGATTTTTTTGATCAGTGGTAGCTGATGCCCATGCGGTTACATCAGCATCCTCTACAAGACCATCAATGATCGTCTGGGCGTCCGCCAGAGTCAGATAAGAGTTGGCGCTTGCCGACCCGACGGTTGCGACGATTACTACTGCCATCGTTGGGTGGCTCCTTTGGTTCTAGTGTAGGCGCAGGCTCTGCAATAGAAAGAGAGGCTGCTTCCGTAGAAGCAACCTCACGATCACGCAGTCGCCGGAAAGCGAACAGCCCCATCAGGCGTTAGCAGCCTTGATTACAGCAAAGCTAAGCACAATGGCTTGGCTAAGCGAACCGCCGGACACGTTACGCACGGTGACCGCAAAGGATCCCGCTGCAATAGCGTTGGCTTCGACGGTATAGGCACCGGCAGTGCCCGCCGATGAGTGGTTAACGATCACAAGGTCATTAGCAGCAACAGTGCTGTTGGTGACGGTGAAGCTAACGTTGGTGGCATCAGCGAGTGACGCGTTGTGCATGGTGATCGCCCCACAAACTTTGTTGAGGGTGACACCAGTGGACTTGCTGGTGGCTTGGGTAACCGCACCACCAGTGCCGCTGACGTAGCCAATGGCACTGCCAGCAGTTACTTCAAAGAGGGAAGCCATAATTAGTTACCTCAATCGAAGTTGGAAGTGTTGGTCGCACGCACGACACCAATATTCTTGGTTTCGTACACCTTCGACCAGTTGCCGATGGTCTCCAGTTGAGCACGGGTCGGGTTGACAGTGCTCACGCCCCACTTGGCACCAACAGGGTGGTACACGTAGTGGAGGTCGATCGACATGGCATCGCTCTTGGCGAGGATGTCACGGTCAGTTTCCGTCTGAAGAGCCAGCTGCTCACCGCTGGCGACAGCGCCGTTGGTGAAGAAGTAAGTGGCATATTCAGTGGAACCGCCACTGCCTGCGGTCTGCACATCGTCAGAGACGATGACACGCAAGCCCATGTACGTTGGCACGCTGGCGTCACCGCCGTAAGCGCCAACAAGGGAGCCACCGGATTGAGTGGTGGTAGTGCCACGAGCTTCAAGGGTGGACACGTAGTCGATCGCCTTGCGCTCAACGAGGTCGTAATAGACCTTGCTGTGCATACAAATGGCGGTCAGCTTGTCACCTTGATCGCCCAGCAGGCTGCGGGCTTCAGCAACGTGCCGAGGGGACAGCACGGTTGGGGTGTCAGCGGTCAGACCATCAATCGTCAGATCGACGAAGGATGCGCTGTCGTTGCTGCCCAGGCTGCCAAACACACCAGCCAAGCAGGACAGGAGGTCCTTCTGGCGCTGGTTAGCAATGTAGTCAGCAATCTTGGCGCCGATAGCAGCCATCGGGTCGGAACCTGCGGCAAGTGCAGCGAGGTCACGGCTTTCGAAGGCACGCCCACGGTGCAGGATCACGCCAACTTGCTTGTCAGCAGTGATTTTGCCAGGGGTCAGCGAGGTGCTGTCAGACAGCACTTCAAAGTCACCAGTCAGGTTTGCCTTAAAGAAAGGCACGTTAATGAAGTCACCACCCTCGGTTGCGTTCAGCTCAGCCATCGGCTGCACCACACCGGATGCCAGGAAGGCATCACGCTGGGTGGTCTGCTCAATGACGTAAGGCGTAAAAATCTCGGGGATGATGATGTCAGAGCGAAGAGTCGCCATGAAGAATCACCAGGGTTGAGTTGGAAGGATGGGCACAGCCCTACATCACCAGCACAGCCGGTTTGTAACAGCTTAGCGGTTAGCTTGAGCCTTCATCCGATCATACAGATCACGATCTGTTCGATACAGTCGTGCCTGTTCGGTCAGATTAAAGCTGTCGCGGCTAAACGGGTTGACCATCCCAGCAGGGACGGCACCGCCAACATTGCCGCCCGATGGCGCACCACTGCCCTGCGGCTTGGGTTGCTTCTGCATCCATGCTGGCAAAGTCTTTGCCCACTCGGCAACAGGCACACGTTTGTACCCATCAACCACAACCACGCTGCCGTCAGCCTCGCGTTCGATAGCTTCAGGCTTCAGCTTAGTCTTGAGCACCATGTCTGGGTCATGGACAATTTCAGCTAATGCCGTGACAGCAGGCGTCACCAGCTCCAGTTCTCGCACTCGGGCTTCAAGCTGACTGATGCGCTGGTCCTTTTCTGCCGTCGCCTCACGGAACTGCTGCTCCAGAGCTTGTCTTGCTTCTGAATACTTGCCTTGTGATTCAAGTTGCTGTTGCTCGTAGTTGCGTTTGAATTCCAGCAGCT